GACAAGGCGCTCAAATATTTGCTTGCGCACGACTGGGTTTACCTCAAGGGAAGCCAACTTGTCGAGACGAACGGCGGCCCGCAACTCGTGAAAGTGTATGGCGTTCGAGACCTCTGGAAGCTCAATAATGAGTTCTACGACAAAGGTGTAGCTGAAAGAACCCCCCTTTCCAAAGGTGTATCCAAAAGCACGAAAGGTGTAGCTGAAAGTCGCAAAGGTGTAGCTGAAAGCGTAACTAAGAAGAACAATATCAAGAACAACAATAAGAAGGAGCAATTTTATTTCGATGAGGAGACCAAGACCATGAAACCCGTTAAGAGCTTTAGACTACAAAGACCAGAGTGACCATCTACCCGAAAGCAATCGAGCTCGGGCTACTGATAGCACTAGAACTTGTCGTACTGGCTGCGCTATTTTTAATCTTTTGTGATTGGGCAGGCAAGTAAAGAACCGATCGGTGAACGACCGCTTTATACCTGGAGTCAAAGGGGCAGACAAAAAGAGACGCGCAGTCTCACTCAAACCGCGCGTCAAGGTAAAGAGCGGGTTTGCGCGAGGAGGTTGTAACTCACGCCCAATGCATATTGGGAGCCAATGCGAATATGTCCACCCTCGGAGTCTCCCTACGCCGCCAGTGGCGTCGCTTATCGAAAGACAATCTAATTTTGTTACATATTCCCGCTTGACGCCCATCATTCCCAAAAGGTAGCGTCTCGTACCACAAAAGATATGACGAGGAACAGAGAAATGACAATGAAGTTTAGAATCGAAATCAGAGCTGAATGGCGCGCCAGCAGCAACCCGTATTCCCGAAACTCTCTCCTCTATTGTGTTGCTCCGGGCCAATCTCAAATCGACTGGCAATCAGAAAAGGCCCGAGCTCCTAGTGATTTGAAAAAGCTCGTGGACGCGATGAGCGCAGCCAATGGCATGACGATCCTAATCGAGAGCCACTATGCAACGATGCTATTCCCCAACCAAAGAAGTATTGACTTCATTTCGATGCAATTCAAAGAGTGGGCTCCAACCAGTGATCGTGCGCTCATCACGATCACATGCAAAGACTTGACGGTGACACAAGTGACGCCGCTTACCCAGCATCTTGTAGATCTTGCCAAGTCCAAAGGAACCACGCTCGACATGGATGTCAGTAGGACGCAAGTGGCCACGCTAACAACCAAACAGAAATTTTCAGGGGAATGAGGACGCGCGATTGCACTACTGAACGTCCGAGTGGGGAATACCTACGCTACGCTGCGCGAGGCACAAGCTCACCAAAACCGTAAACCTCTCTATACTGGCCTTCACTCGCTGCTATGCGCGCTTCTAATCGCTCGAGCTGGGCGGGGAACACGTAGATGCGAATAGGTGCGCGCTGTGATACCGCTGACACCAGCGCAGATGTGGAGAGGGACGCCGCATAAATCATCGCCTGTCTTAGGCTCGGCGCAAGGCATAACAGTTGCCCTTGTCGGCCATTCACAACCCAGTCGGCAGTCTCATACAAGATCGCTTCCAACTGTTCGTCCGAGCGATGGTACGGCTGTAGGGTGTCCATGGCATTTCCCCAAAATAGGTTGACGAAATACGGCTGGCGCCGACAAGAGTTCCACAGGCTTGAAACCTCGTCAATAGAAAGCCGCCCCGAAAGGCGGCTGTGTGCTGCTAGAGCACAAGTCTGAGAACAAGTCCCCCAACAACGAGGATGACAGCCACAGGCCACCATCTCGACACGTCCCTGGGATGCTGGAAGATACCGGATCGTACTTCAAGAGGTTCGGGCTCGTATGCCTCTCCTTGGTTCCAGGGTGGTTCGTAAATTGGGATGTAGCCTTGGAAGGAACTGGCCTCCTCTTTGGTGAGTTTGGTCATGCTGCTACCAGTCCGGCGTGCCTGTTGCGGCACAGTTGGCTGCAATACCACGCAATGCGTCTGTTGTAGCCGTAGGGGCCGTCCTGCTGCACCACACGGCTCACAGCGTTCTTGTGGGGCTTGCCACAGGTGCTGTAGGCGCATTTATGCTCGTCAGTCTTCGGCTTGTCGCCGTAGAGCGTTGCAGGCCAGTCCAGCATGGGGACTTGCATCATCATGGCTAACTCCCTCCCTTGCTCATAGACGCGCTCGGGGAGCTGTGTCGGCAGGTTGGCTTTGAGCGGAACACCTTGTTGCCGCCGCTTCGCCTCGAACATTTCTTTCGTCCACGTTGTTTTCCCCATTGGCCCGACCCCTGTTGATAGAGTTGAAAGAGACTTTTCATGCGAGACATTCACCATCCTTTCATGGTTCCTCTGGCTTTTATGGTAACATTTGCAAAGACGTTCTTGCTCTCTTGTGCACACTCAAATCCTCTCGAAAACAAAAATTCCGCCATCGACTGCGGCATTTTTGCTTTTGTCCAGGTTCCCTTTGTGGGTACCAGTTGGCCTGTCGAACCTAGGAATCGTCAGCGCCTTTGCAGTATTTGTACGTTGCCCACTGCGACGGGCCGAGTGTGTTGTAAATGTAGAGCGCCATCGAAATGTTGTCTTCTTCGTTGTGTTCGATATCGAGGCCCATTTTGTGAGCGGTTGGCAGCCAGCCGCGATTGATTTGAAAAACACCAACGTCGTGCGTTGGGCTCCATAGTGGATTGCCATGTGCATCAAACTGCCGAACACCCGACTCTTTTTGCGCGATGCAAATAAGGACTGGCGGGACGTTTTGTGCCTGCGCGGTTGTTGGAAGATAGAAGGTATATAAGGCGACCGATGTGAAGGCTATTAAGCCAAAGGTTTTTATGGTTGGGGTGAGAGCGAGTTTGGCTGAATTTCTCTACACTTCGTGAGCCACGCGGCTCCTACTGTGTTGCCGGCGGGGGAGTTGTTGCTGCGGTGAGGCCGAGGACAGAACCATTTGAGTTGGTCAACAGGTTTTTTACCAGATACCCGACTCCTGCGGTCAGAGCGACTTGTTCGATTGAAATCCAATTGTATGCGGCAAAGTTGAGCCCATACACAGTCAACCCTTGTTGTATTGCATCGAGAACCGACACAATCACCACGAGGATACCCCCTTTAATAAGGTCGTTGCTGTTCAATTTCATCAGTGCGCTTTGTATTGCCTGCATGTTGGTATTATACCGGCTCTGTGGGCTGACTAGGTCAGTTGTGCACAACTTATACCAGGGCGTTTAGCTTGGCGCGGGTTGCCTTTTGCTTACGAATATCGGCAAATGTCAGCGCGTCGTGTTCCTTCTTCGTCATGAGCTGGAGGTTTTCTATCCGGTTATCGTGCTTTATTCCATTGAGATGATGCACCACTTCGCCAGGAAGAAGGTAGCGTCCAAGATGCAGTGCCATGACCAAGCGGTGCTCGCGCACATAACCGCGATTGTCAGCATCGGGGTGTTCTGGCACTCGTATTTGTGCGTAACCATCTTTATCGGTTGTTTTGCCGCCATTCCATCGAGGGTTCTTATCGCCCTTTGACTTGTGGCTTACTTGGCAACTTCGCGAACAGAATCGGTAGCGGTGGTAGCCAATAAAGGGATTCTTACAGTTCTCACATACCAGTGATGTTTGTGTGAGGCCGCCTCGCCACTGAGGATGCGTTGACCCTCGGAATGTTTCGCTTCTCCAGCCCGCATAGCAGGCACGCGAGCAGCGCTTTGATTTTTTATCCTTTACTGGGTTGATGTGGCAATAATCGCAGAGTTTCAAATCTCTCTAATTATATTGCTATCCAACGACCCGTCAAATACTTAACAGCCGGTTGAGTGCTAACCTCGTAGCGGGTCCACAGACATGGCCGCCAAGCTCCTCCAAGGTCGTCACACTTGCGAGCTGGTACTTAATTTGGAACTTTAGAAGCGCGGTCGCTGTGATTGGGCCAAAATAGGCAGTTGGAGCAAGGTTAAATTCCCCGTCGTAGGCAAGCGCCTTCTGTAGCGCGAGCACGTCGGCATTCTGGTCGCCAAGCTTCAGGTCGACGTTGAAGATGTGCGCCGGGGGCGCGACCGGCGTGGGGTTGTAGATGAGCACCACGGCGGCCCAGATTGCTCCCGAGGCGAAATAGTCCTCGTCGATGAACTGCCAGCCTTTGATACCGGCTCCCAGGCCCCAGCTCTGTGCGCACCAGATGCCCTTCTTGCCGTTGTAGATTTGCGGCTGCGCGCCGTACATGTAGTGGCTCCAATCGGCAGAATTCGCCGTTTGCGGGGGCTTTGGCTGCGCCGTGAGCCAAGTGCCGTTGTTCTGCCCATGGAGGCCCAGGACGACGCCGAGGCACGCACTGGCGGCCTGTGCGATGTCTTCGAGGTGTATCTCGGGGAAGGCATAAGCGAAGCTGATTTGGTCTTTGGCTGCGCCCAGGCGGGCGGCCGCCGTGATGTCCTGTGAGCGCTCCATGAACGGTTCGACAGGGGGAAAGCCTGCCTGATAGCTCGGGGTGTCGGTCTCGAGGCCGAAGCCCTGCTTGGTGGCGAGATTGGCAAGGTCACGGTCGCTGCTCCCGCCGGTAGGGATCACACAACACTGACTATAGAGGAATTTGGCACTGCGCTGCGCCGGGTCGTTGGCATATGCCGCACGGAGACGCTGGCCGTAGTAGGAAAACGCCTGCCCGCCGCAGCTTCCCGAGCTACCCTGGTTCTTGATGGTGAGAAGCGAGACGAGTGCTGGGTCGGGGCCATTGCCGACTTGCCACTGAAACGGGGCTGCCGCCTCGGCGACCTCAAGAGGTGTATACGGGTAGTCGCGGAGATCTGGCCTGCGCACGTTCGCGCCGGTTGGATGGGCGCCCAACACGTCGATAGGATTTTGCATATACCCCAAGTCTACCAGATATTTGTTATCAGGAGATGGGTGCTATCCACCGCGATGCCGGCCTTGCGCGTGTTCGTGCCGGCTGTCGTACCGATCGTCCCGTTGGTGTCGTTGAGGTAGTACTGCGAACCTGGGGTGAGACTCGAGAGGCCACTGGCGACGCCGCTGACCGCGACGGTCACCGCACTGGCTGCGCTCGCCGAGCCGGCGAAGAACCCGATGAAGCCGATCGAGCGGAATTTGGTCGTCGTCGGTGTCGAGTAACCGCTGTTGTTCGCCGAGCTGGCATTGACGACGGCGAGCGACGCGGCCGTCAACGGCTTTATGGCTATGTAGCCGTAATTCAAGAAGGGGTTGGAACCACCACCACCGCTCGATGTATAGGTGAGAGTATATGACGCGAGGGAGCTTGCTTGTCCTGCGTCAGCCATACCAGCTATCCCTCCTCCAATTGATTGCTGGTTGTTTGGAGCCGTTGTGTTAGTAAATGTGGCACTGCCGCTGCCTTCGGTAAAAGCAAAATACTGCAGAATGAGGTCGCCTAGCTCGCCGGGCGTCACCGAGCCGCTCACTGTTGTGGATGCATTCGACTGCGCGATGCTGTGCGACGATATGGGGCTCGATTGCACGACGTTGTAGTAAGAAAAAATAGAATATCTAGTGACAACGGCTGATCCGCTTGAAGTCGCGGTGAGGTTCTGCGAGCCGGTTGATGGTGCGAGGATATAGTAGGTGTAGGTATTTATGTTGGCCGAGATTTCACTGTCGATGAGCGTCATGTTGGTGCCGCCAAACTGCACCGCGCTATACGTTCTCGGGCTGCCGCTCGAACCGTCGTTTGAGAGCATGACTACAACGATGCGGTTTGAGTTACTTGCCACGGTAAGCGCTTGAGAGACTGACGTGGTTGAGCCAGTTGAACCCGACGTCGCGTTGTCGTACTTGATGCCGCCATCACTTTGATAGTAGCCAACCGCTGCGGACGCCCCGGCCGTGACGCTCTCTCCGGCAGTGAGACGCTGAAGGTTCGCAACTGCAATCGCGTCCAGGTCCGCAGCGTTCAATTGGTCAGCCGTGCTCCAAGGGTAACCAGACATATCAGTTTATGAATGAGTGCTGGCCGATAAAAAGAACAGTCTTGGTATATTTTCTTGTATTACAGGAACGGCAGAGGGGTTGGATGTTTTCGATGTAGTCGCTACCCCCCTTTGATAACGGGACGATATGGTCTTCAGTCAAAGTGATTTCAGGTTCGGTTCGTAAGCAGGCAAAGCACGTATAGTTACAGTCCGCTTTCATTCTTTCCCACTGTTCACGAGTATGTCTTCCGACAGCACCTTTCTTCATCGCCGACCGGCGCTTGGCAATCCAGAGCTGATTGAGATAGCCTCCCTTCCAATTATGATGACCAGGGCCAGTCTGATAGGGTCGTTTAGTTCCTCTGCCACCTTCGGTGCCGTTGGCTTTCTGTGTCGCGTGCGCTTTTGCAATGGACTCACGAGAGAAGCGGTGTAGTTCCTTCGTGAAGCGTGGATGGCCTTTTTGAAAACCAAATATCTCCCCCGATCGATACCTCTCTTCTTGAGCCACGCCTATTTTGCGTTTGGTCTCGTCAGAAAGCGTCACACCTTTTCGCGGCGATGGTTTGCCCTTTTTGGCCGCGCTCAATTTCGCCAAGACGCGTTCTCTAATTTCTTTATTCTTTGACCAATGCATAATAGTGTGTTGCTACGCAATCGTATATTGGCACGACACGAAAAGTGACTGAAGGCTGGTCTTCGTCCAGCCGCCAGTGAGGATGTGCGAGAAGAGCTGGCCGGTATTTGCTGATGCCGTCCCGTCGATCACGTTACCAAATTCCTGGTACGTGCCGTTGGTGTCCGTAGCCGCATAAAAGAAGTCGATGTAAACGACGTTGTTGCCGTCCGTCGTGTGGCTCGCGAAGAGCTTTCGATAAACCTCGGTGCCAAGCTGCGTGTCGGTGTTTGATGGTGTGGTACTCGATGAACCGAGCGCGCCGTAATTCACCTGCCCCGAATACGTTGCGTCTCCGGCCAGTAAGCGCGCGAGCACGTTGCGGCCGACTGTCGTGATGAGGTTGTGGGCCGCGTGGTGGCGTTCGATAACGCCCAACTCTTCAAGGCCTCGTAAAGTCTCCCGTTGGCCGGTTCGGATTGCACGGCGGATAACATCAACTACAGGATGCTTCTCATCGATGTCGCCTCGAAGATTGAAAAACTCAAAATTCGCCTTGATTGAGAGTTCGCCTTGGTCGTTCATAGTCTCCAGTATATCAATAGAGAATAGCTGACGCCCGGTCGAGGTTGATAACTCGCTTGGTATCCGTGACACCGGATGGGATGTATGGCCCCAATACCCATAGGGGTGCGACGCCTGCGCCCAATGGATCGTGCGCGATGTGCGTCTCCGTTATCGTCACCGTCGCCGCGTCGATGTGGTCAGGTGAGCTGTGCAGCGTGATACTCTCGGCAAGCGTGAGCGTTTGCAGGTCGGTCTTTATCATCTCGCTCACTTCGTTGGGGTCGATTGGTGTGGCGGCGGGCATGAGGAGCTGCTGCAAAAGTTCGATGAAGGTGAACGACCGAACAGTGACCGCCTGCACGCTGTAGATGAAGCTGGTTGGGGTATATATCTGGAAGGTCACCTGCCGGATGATGTAGTCGTCGTTCACACCCCTCCTTGCACTGTTGATGTTGATGACCTGTCCCACATGCAGCCCTGGCGTGAGGGTGTCGAAATTGGCCTGCCCAAGCGGGTCTTTGTACGCCTTCAACTCGACAATGGCGCGTTGGCGCGCGGTGTTGATGTCGGTGATGCTGGTGTCTTCGACCAGCTTCTCTCTCACGCCATAGAGCGCAATCGAGGTCGAGTCGGCGGCGACTGCGAGCACGGGAATAAGCGGCGTTCCCGAGAAGGCAATCGTGTCTCCATCACTAAGCGGATTTTCGACCTGGATGGATTGGTCGGTGTCGCGATAGAGCACGTCCTTGCTCGCGAAAGTATCCTGATTAAAAATACCAACCGTTTTGCTCACTCCGTCGATGGTGATGGTGAGCGTTGTCTCATCAAATTTGTACGGCAACACCCAAGATGCAGTGACGCTGCCTTTCACGGTAATGGTGTCGGTGTAGATCGCGCCTTGGTAGGTTCCGCCGCGCACCAACACCTCGTTGGCAAGTTGTGTGCCGTCTTCGACGGTTTGCAGACTAGTATTGTTGTAATTTCCACTGCTGTCGGTGAGGTTGAAGGGTGCGAGTTCGGCATATTTCGGGAAGAAGTGAATATCCTTGTACGGGTCAACATACCAATCATATTGGACGAGGTCTGCGAGCCGTTTCAGAGCCTGCGAGATGGGGATTTGATTAAAAACGATGTCAGTGA